CAGCCGTGTACTGCGTGGTCTGCACGTTCTCGGCAATCTTGGCCGGGATCAGGACTCTTACGTTAACTGCCATGTGTCACCTAAAAGGTAAATACCATTCGCACGCGACCGGGCAGGCCGGCCAAGCCCGGATCACCGCCCTCTACCGGATCGCCACCGTTACCGCCAGCGCCAGCCGTAAGGCTGTTATCGCCGACGATGCCTGCGGCGCCGGTTTGGGTAAAGGCCGCTCCGCCGTTGCCGTTCACTGACGGTGGCACTGTACCGCCCGTCTGTGTGCCGCCAGCGCCTTGCTGGCTGCCGAATATGCCGATACCGCCATACCCGCCAAAGCCGCCAGTGGCGATCATTTCGTCTAGCGCATAAGTGCCGGCGTAGACAACAGACTGGGTGCCAGCACCGCCCACAGCGTCGCCCAAAGAGCCGCCGTTGCCTGCAGCGCCGACGGTGTAGAGGATGGTTTTGCCAGCGTCCGGTGCGGTCAGCACAATCACGCGTTTAGCGTACGCGCCGCCGCCGCCACCACCGCCAGGATTTTCTTGTGGCTCGTAGGCAAACTCGCCAAAGATGTTGGTGACTGTGCCGTAACCGCCGCCACCGCCGGCGCCCCATACTTCGATAGTGAGGCCTGTGGCAAGGGAAGGGATAGTGACGCTACCCGACCCCGACGAAAAGTCGAATACACCGGCACCGGCTCCCCCCGTCGTGCCTGCAATCGCCGCTGCTAAGGTAGCGCCACTCATTAAGACAGTCCCGCTCCGCTGATTAGCCAAGACGTACTGCCAATCTTGACGCAAGTCGCCAAGCCGTTACGCGCCAAAGTGCGCGTGCCGGTCGTGGTGCTGTTCGCCAAGGTCAGCGTGTCGGTGGTAATGGCGATCGACAACGCGCTGGTATTGACGTTGACGATAATGATGACGGTGCCGACGGGGAACGCTACGGCCGAGTTAGCAGGAATTGTCAGCGTCAGGCCGGTGCCGTTCATCAGAATAGACTTGCCGCGGTCTGCCAGCACTAATTGGTAGTTAGCCGTCTTAGATACCTGCGGGGCTTCTCGATAGCCCACAGCGTAGTTCGTGCTAACCGAGTCATTGTCGGGGATTAGCGGCGTGCCGGTAAACGTGGGCGAGGCAATCGGCGCATAGGTCGCTGCCGCAGCCGTCGTCGTCAGGCCGTCCGTAATGCCATAACCAGCCAACGTCGTCGGCGTGCCGGTAATTGTGGACCACGCAACAGTCTCCGTAGAGATATCGTTGATGCCAGCAATGTCGTCGTACTCGCCAATTTGAACGTCATTAGAGTCCGTCAAAACAAAGCGATATTTAACGCCCTCGCTTAACCACATGTCTTCTGGCAGCCGTCCGCCAGAGTCGAGAATAATGGGGTTGGAGTTAGCCGTTGTTCCTCCAATCGCCGTGTAAGTGTTTCGCGGAGTCGTTGTTCCGGCGTCGTAGGTGTAGATCTTTCCGCCCGACAGCACAGAGCCGTCGTCGGTAAAGAACTGCGCCCCGGCTCCTGCAAAGGCTGAAAGATAAACGGTCATAGAGATACCTGCGTCATAGTAAGGATAACTGACGGAATACCGGGATGAACTGCAGTAGCGGCTTCCGACAAGATTTGGACGGATGTGTCGTCGGTTGCCCACATCAACTGGAGATAGTCTCCGTTTGACATAGGCACAAATATGTTCGCTGCCACAAAAACTTCAGCGTTGTTGCCTTGGATTCGAACTTGCGACCCAGTGTAGGGCACATCAACGCCATTCACCCTGACCCACACCCAGAACAATCCAGTACCGCCAGAGGTCTTGTCCAACTGCAATGAGAACTGCATGTTGTAGACAGTGGGCCGAGTAACTTTGATGTGCGAAGACGCAGCGGGGTCTATGTACACGCCATAACGATTTGACGTGTTGTTAAACGTCATCGCATACGGCGTATTAGTCACTGCTGCTGTTTGAGTCGTTGTTGAATAGAACGCACCATAGTTGACAGGGTTCGGTTCGTATCGAGCCGTACCTTTTTGAAGATCGTCTATCTGGCCCTTTACAACCGCCATTTCGTCCTCGACGTTAGCCGCCAACGAAGGCGACAACTCAAGGTCAGCAATAGAAGTTTGCGTAGTGCCGCCACCCGTCAACTGGTACTGGTTGTTTAAGAACCGAAACCACTCACGCGAAATCAGCCCGGTGCGCTCGTCAATAAACGGCACGCGCGGGGCAGGGATTTGCGTGATGTTTACGGTCACGACGCAGTCCCGCTCAGTTGCAGTTCGGCGCCCATAATGGCGACTTTAACCGGATCGGTGCCGCTGATCTCATACACGCGGTCACGCAACTTCAAGGTCATGCCAAGGCGACGGAAGATAGCGCGAGTGCCGTATTGACCCACCCGTCCCATAGACACTTGACGCTCGCCATTCCACGTATGACCGCCGTCATCAGACCAGCGCAGCATCAACTGCGGGTCAGCGCCAACGGTGTAATTTACATCCAGAATAATGTCTTCGCCGCTTTCGGTCTGGAGAATCTGCAACAACTCGCTGCCAAGGTATTGAGTATCGGTAAAAGCATAGCCCGACAAGCCAACGCCTGTCTCGCAGTCAATTTGTAGCGAGTGTTGTGCGGTGCGCGTCAGGTTGTTGGCGCCTGTCGGCAACGCTCGCCAACGGCGCAGCCATTTCTGCGTAACGCCAGCATCGGAGTACACGTCCAAATCAAACGCATACAAGCGACCGTTCTGGTAATCACCAATGATCGGATCGCCGTTGAAACGAGCATGGGAGTTGCCACGGTGACGCTTAAAGTCACCGTTGCGGAATCCAGCGCGTTCGTGCCACGCCCCCGTAGCCGCGTCAAACACCCACGTCGTGTCAGCGTTGGTAAAGTTCAGAACGTAGAACGTGTGACCGTCTTGTTGGTACGTGTAGCCAACGGCATCCGACAAATCACCGTAGCCTTGAATAGCAAATTCAACGGCGTGTGTCGAAATGCGAACGCCTGTGTAACCTTGCGCGCGGTAGACAATGCCTTGACCGCGCGGATCGGCGCCAAGCCAAAAAACGGAGTTATCCATCTTGGCTACCGAGTACGGTGCAATACAGCCAATCTCGTTAAACGCGCCTTGAATACGGGTTAGCGGGAATAGCGGGTCGCCAGAGTTGTACCAGACCTCGACGCTGTTGGTGCCAAACAGCCACGCTTCGCGGTGGTCGATAATAAGCGACACCAAACCGTCGGGCGAACCTTCGGCACTGGCAAAATCGAGCGGGTCGATCGACAAACCATCGAGCAGCTGCGTCACCCAGACGCGTTGCGAGTTTGGCTCGTTAAATACAAAGTAACCATCAAGGTAGCCAACTGTCACTGCACCCGGAAAGTCCGGGTCGGTAATTTGTTGGTATTCATTTGTTGCTGTGTTGTATATGTATCCGTCAGGATTTGCAGCAATAAAAATTTGCGTGCCGTTGTCAGCCATTGACACAGGCCCAGTACCGGACACCAAGCCAAGGTAAACAGAACCGCCTTCTAAAGAAATGGGATTGCCATTCTCTAACAGAATAAAGCCGCCACCTTCTAACAACAGTTCATCGTTGCCTAAAAAGTCGTAATTAGCGTCAAGTTTGTAAAACTCGTTGCCCGAGACGACGTACAGGTAATTACCAAGCGACCACAAGCCACGAATAGGACCAGACCCAACAGTTGTCTTAAGAGACAAGCCGGGGCAGCGTTGCAGATAGGCAGGCTCCTTGCCACCCTCGGGAATCACCTCTGGGTAAAGATTGACCATCCGGTTGTCGGCAGCATTGACCGACCGGATTACATACGACGACCCGAGGATCGGCGTCTTCATTAGAAGTTGCCCGTGAAGATGTTAAAGCGCGGACGGTTAACGAGCAGCGCCGCCGGCATTGCCATCACATCATCCGGGTTGTTGATGCGCTTCAAGTTACGCTTGCTGTACATCGCAATACGCTGCACTTGCGGCGACGGCTCTACGCCAAACTCCGGTGCGAGCTCGCAAGCTAAGTTGTAGCGAAACGCGCGCAAGTAGCCCGGCGGAAACGTCAGATCGGTATCGAGCGCCGCCGGCGTCGTCAACGGGCGCACCGACACAAAGTGGAACTCCAGCACTTTAGTGGGCACTGGATAGACGTAAATCTCCACGTTGGGGTAAGTCATATTGACCCACATCAACTGCGGATACGTGGAAGTTACGGTCTTAACGGCAATGTTGTTGTATTGCTCGTTGTTAATCAGTTTGATGCCGTACGACACGTTGGTCGAGGCGTCACGAAAATAGGTAGCGTCGTCCATCAGGATAGGACGCTCGGCCACAAACGTGCCGGTTGGGCCCATCGTAATCGTACGAATGTTGGGTTGCCAGTTGTATACCTGGTCGATGGTGGAGAACACGGACAGACGCTCCGTGTTCCACGAATCAATCATCTGGTTCAGCGCCGTAAGAGCATCTTGCGACGTCGCGGCCGAAGGCACTTCACCTTCCGCCAACATTCCGATCAGACGCAGCGCACCGTTGATCTGATCTGCAGCGGTGGTGGCCATTAACTACTCCTTACGGCGGCGGCGCGTTCT